GGCCAAACGACAATTGGTCTACCTTCTACCTTATCAGGGTATACGGTAAGCTACCGGGCAATTTTATATCTTGCTAGATAACCTTTTCTTAAAAAGGTATAAATCACAACGCAGTAATGATCATATCACCACCATAAACTGCTGTGGTAGCAGCACCGTCTGATTTAACGGTCACACTTACTATGCCTCGGATCTGAGCGGTTCCATCACTCTGAACAAATCCTGACACTGTAGTACTCACAGGTTGATTCAAATAATCCAGCAATAAACCTGGATTAGTAAAGCAACCATACGCCACAAAGGCAATACCATCACCTGATATGCCTGCAGTAATCACAGCTGTAGAAGCAGCATGAACGGCGGCTATAGTGGACACAACCTGAAAAGTGACAAGGTAAACTCCTTTCGGTAGAGTTATATAACCTCCTCCTGTCACTGTGGTGCCTATACCATCTATGGTTTGAACCGTGAAAGGTTCAGTGAACGGAGTCCCGTCCAAATAAGGCACATCTGTAGCATTATCACTCCACACAGTCAAATTAACCGAAGTGGGCAAAGCAGGTGAATCAATAACGGGTTTTTCAAAATACCCGGCATAACGACAATGCAATTCACCAACATTTATGCCATCAGCGGAACCAAACACACCAATATTCAATGTGCCGATATTATAGGTCTTAATATCTGTCCCACCGGGTTGACGACCGTTAAGGACATACTTTGGTCCATTCTCAAAAGCGGTTTTACAATCAACTCTTAGCATCATGTTTTCACATGGCATCCCATCCACGTGGGGATCCGAATCCATCATAGCTGTCTTCGAAGTAGGCGGTAAGTCAGAAGCATCGTAATCAAAAGATAACACGACCTTTCCCGTCTGACCTGCAGTCGCAAACTCACTAACCTCACGCTTGTAATAATATTCCAACTTCGTGAAAACATATTTCTCAAAACGAGTGGCAATTTGTGAGAGGAAGGGGAAAGCCCCCCCAATCCCTGGATTACAGGGAACTTGCGTTATCGCCGAACTAGATGATCCAGCAATATCCAAAATTTGTTCATCCTCAGAGAAAGTCATCTTTCGAGATCTCTTGAGGCCATCAGGCATTTGAATTCCGCGATTCCGCGTTAAACCTGGTTTATTTCCAGAAACGCCAAAACCACTCCGTGGTTGACGCCTCCTCCTTGAACGTTGAGGCTTAGGTCTAAACTCTGCCAACTTAACAAGGGCTTTCTTATAACTAGCTGTTTTCCTGCTTGGTACAGGTGGGCGCTTACCCATTTTCTTTCTTCCGTTTCTTGGCATAAAGTTATCTGAAGGACAACTTTTTATCGCGGGGTACACACAGGAGCAACTTTGCTTCACCATTGGCCGCGACTGCCCAAGGAAGAGTTTATACAACTCATCTTCAGTGGGAATATTACAGAGGGCCTGCCGCCACTCTTCTGTGCCTCGCAACACAGTTCCATATTCTATAACCATCCATGAGATTAGTTCTTTGAGGTAACCGCGCAGTTGGGGATCAGTCCAACCAACACGGAGTAGCGCACACGCACGAACTAACGTGTACGCTGGATCCTCAGCGTTACGTGAATAAAGTAAGGACGTCAAAATTTTCTCTCGACTGTAAAGGGGGCACGCAATGCCATCCACAAACACAGTAAATGCGGAAAGAAAGTCCAAATCTTCAATAGGGCGTGGATCTAAGCAATCGGTGGTTGTTGTAACCCCGATTCGCTTCCACTCATCTATCAACGTTCTAGCGTTAAAATAGGGTAATGCAGCATCGGACACGCTCCAGGTGTTATCATCCCCACAAAGGGCTAACGAAACCTCACTGTCAAACTTGTCATAATTGGCTAAACCAATTGGCACAGTCATTATCCAGCCGTATGCTAACAGCATGTATAATATAAGCGTATTGTCTGAGATGGTGTTCACTGAACCGGAGGGATTTCCTCCTATTTTCCGAACGAATACTCCATCTGATGTTAAGATCACGGTATGAATCAGATTCTGATAATAAGTCAGCAATCTTTCTTTCATTTCAACCGTTTGATCTTCAGCTCTCAACATATTCCATCTAAATTGAGCACAGCCCCACATCATATAGGCGCGCAGAGAAGAGTCATACTGACTTTCATCCAATGCGAAACCGTTGGGGTGCTTCCGTAATTTCCGGTAAAGCACATCCCAACCACCTTTTAGGGGCGTAAAGCCAACAACACTCGCAGTTTTGAGATGTGACCGATAGAACTTTTCATTCATATCTTCAAACAGGCGATTGCCATGTATAGTCATCTCAAAGGGACCAGCAGTAAAAGTACGAATCGAATTCTCATCTATCTTGTGCTGGGGGCGTATTTCTTCTTTCAAAGAATTGCCAAACACGGCTACGTACAATGGATCACGTAGGCGTTCCCAATCTTCCTCCATGTAGCGACTATAATCTTTCCAGTCATCAACCATGGCACGTTTCTTAGCATATTTCCTAGTCCAGGGGAAACCCGGTGAGGTAGTCATATCAACTCCCTTCCGAACTTCTTCTTCTGATTTCACTCTGGAATTCTGCATGTAAGGGCCAAAATGTCGCTCCGTCCAACGGAATGCGAGATTCATGGCAGTAACTTGGGTAGCATCTAAGGCCGGAACATCCTTAGCGTATTTCCCAAGCGAAATATAAGCAGCTTCCACATTAGGCACGGGTAAGCCCCACTTTTCTCTATCAACCTTATGATCGGTTTCATTTTCAAAGCGGGCAACATTCATATCTATTCTACGTCGATTCTTGCCAGCGAATTTCTTCGGGACTGAACCTAAACATGGAAAGTATGAGTTGCTCAAATATTTCTCGTGGAGTGCCGTAGGGCGGCACGTAGCCCTGAATCCTCGTCTAAAGAACTCAGGGTATTTCCCCCACCATTCACTGCCCTCTTCTAAAAGAGTGGCAGGAAGGGGGGGATTTACTGAAAAAGCATGCTGGTCAGGGCAACTTGATCTTGAGACTTCCATCTCAAGATACGGTTTTCGGTGATTGGCTCAAACCGATTAACCTCAAGACCTCCTGCCACATGTGTTCCAACTATAGCTCCATCACTTACAGCAATTACAAGCCCACCGCAGTCTCCTGCTTCAGAGGCATAATTGGCGAGTCCATCAGCGCTAGCATACCCTACACTTAAAGTGGGGTGCTCTTGTTCTCCGCTGGAATAACTCACAAGCATC